GTCTCAACAACTGCATTGTGTGATCCTCTCACGTTTATCGAATTCGATAATCAAATTCGATTATCGAATGTGATAAAGGATAGATCGCACTAAAGTACGAAGTCAAGAAAATAATCGTACTTTTGTTGAAATTGATACAAAAGTACGACTTGTGAAAATTTTCTTTGTTTATCAATGAGATTTGGAGAATAGTACGCTATGACATCAATTAAACATGATCGTACTTTTCATAATGAGCAAATAGTACGCTTTGGCGAAAGGCTGGAAAAAGCGATGGGGGGGCTAAACAAAAGCGAGATTGCTCGCCGTAGTGGCTTATCTGAAGCATCTGTCAGGAAATACCTAAGGGGAGATAGTTACCCAACCATTGATAGCGCAGCAAGGGTTGCCGATGCCTGTGGCGTTTCACTTATGTGGCTACTTACAGGAGAACAACCACAAGGAGATTATTCGAATGATTATGAAGAAAGCGAACCAAAGTACGATTGTAACGATGATTCTGTTGCGTTAATCGTTTCATTATTAGGATTTGTAAGTAGTAAGGATCGAAAAGCGTTAGCGATAGCAGCATCAGAAATCGGTGTAAAAGGGATTTTGAATCGGCTGGCTACGTCAGTAGAAACAGACATAGAAACTGTTATACGTAACTTAAACATAAGGGACTCTCTAAAAGAGGCCATTTGCGTGGCATTGGCTGGTAATGAAGAAACCGACAAAGAGATTTTGCAACGCGCCAAATCCTGTATCCGAGCAGGAACACCAGGTGATCGCGTTCCCGTCACACCGGAGCAAAAAACTAAGCCTATAAACAAGAAATCAGCATAAGCGCCTCGTTTTGGCGGGGCGTGTGCTGTTAGCTAATCAGCAATAACCACAACAAAACCGAACACAACAGATGAGAACAACTTGAGGAAAACGGGCAAGGATAAAACACTTTTTAAAAGCATTTAAAACCCGTTAAGTTTGTAGCAGAACCAGATCAAAAGCGCCCAGAAAAAAGCGCAAAAAAAAGCGTTTTTGGTCATTTCTCACAAAACCGCCCAGAATCACACTAAATCACCACACCCCGCGCCACACAAGGCTTGCAGGTTCTACCAGGCTGCACTAACCCCGCCCAGAATTGATCACTACCCCACACGTGCACTGGCTGCGGGTATGGGCGTGGCCCGTAAAGATCTGAAGGCAATGGCGGATGACGGAAAACTGACAGCGGATAAAGTGGTCCCCGCGTTAATCAGCCAGCTGGGGATATTACGTGATGAATATGCGGCCATGCCGGAAACGGTTTCCAGTAGTATCACAAAGGTGGAAAACGCCTTTATGGCCTGGGTGGGCGGTGCGAATGAGGCCAGCGGGGTGACAAAAACGCTCTCCGGCATGCTGAACGGTGTTGCCGGACAGATTGATAATGTGGCAACAGCCGTGGGCGCGCTGGTTGCCGTCGGGGTTGCCCGGTACTTTGGCAATATGGCCTCCGGAGCGGTGTCTGCCACGGCAGGACTTGTGACGGCAGCACGTAATGAAGTGGCACTGGCGGAAGCACAGTTCAGGGGAACGCAGATTGCCACGGCGCGGGCAAGGGCAGCCGTGTACCGTGCTCAGCAGGCCGTGGCGGCAGCCCGCGGGACGGAGATGCAGATTGCTGCAGAGGCCCGTCTGGCGGCCACACAGGAACGCCTGAACAGAAATATTGCTGCCAGAAGCGCCGCCCAGAATGCGCTGAACAGTACAACGGCGGTGGGCTCACGTCTGATGAGCGGTGCGCTGGGGCTGGTTGGTGGCGTACCCGGACTGGTGATGCTGGGGGCTGCAGCGTGGTACACGCTGTACCAGAATCAGGAGCAGGCCAGGGAGTCTGCGCGCCAGTATGCACTGACGATAGATGAAATCGCGCATAAAACGCCGTCAATGTCTTTGCCTGAAGCCTCAGATAATGAAGGACGAACACGGGCGGCGCTGACAGAGCAGAACCGGCTGATTGATGAACAGGCCAGTCGGGTGAAATCCCTGCAGGAAAAAATCGCAGGATATCAGTATGTTCTGGCGAACCCGGGCTGGACGACCGGTGACGGATTCATGATAAACCATCTGACCTCGGTGAAGACCGTAACGGAAGGGCTTGCTCAGGCAACAGAGCAGCTTGCCGTTGAGCAGTCCCGTCTGGCACAGATGCAGGAAAAAGCGCAGTCCATTCAGGATGTGCTTGCCGGGCTGGAAGACCGTCGTGTGGCGTTAATTCGTCAGCAGGCGGCAGAGCAGAATAAGGTGTACCAGTCCATGCTGGTTATGAATGGTCAGCATACGGAATTCAACCGTCTGCTGGGGCTGGGTAATGAACTGCTTCAGCAGCGGCAGGGACTGGTGAATGTGCCGTTACGGCTGCCACAGGCCACTCTGGATGATAAACAGCAGAGTGCCCTGACAAAAACAGAGCGTGAGCTGGCCCTGTCCAGACTGAAAGGGGAAGAAAAAGAGCGTGTCCGGCTGGGGTATGCGGCGGATGACCTCGGTTTTGTGGGTGATCCGTATCAGGAGGCGAGACAGCGTTATATCAGTAATGCCCTGGAAGCCTGGCGCAATAACGAGGCGAATAAACCCAAATCCCGGGGTGGAAAATCAGAGACGGAAAAAGCGGAAGACAGTTTTTCCCGGCTGCTGAAGCAGCAGAAAGAGCAACTGGCACTGGTGGGGCAGAATACAGAGCTGGCGAAGCTGAAATACCAGACTGCGCAGGGCGAACTGAAAACCCTGACGGAGATGCAGAAGCAGGAGCTGCTGCGTAATGCGGCCCTGATTGACCAGCAAAAAATCCGGGAACAGTTGCGATCCCGGGAAGAGACACTGAAGAATGAGAATGCGGCTGCGCGTGCGTCGAATGATGCTGAACTGCTGGGGTACGGGCAGGGGGAACGAGCCAGAGAACGCATGCGGGAGTTGCAGCAGATCCGCGACAGCTTCCGCCAGAAGGATGCGGACCTTCAGTCTCAGTATCAGACCGGGGATATCAGTGAGGATTTTTACAGACAGGCTCTGGCGCAGAATGCACAGTATCTGAGTGAACGTCTGAAAGAGCAGGAAGCCTTTTATGCCGAATCGGATGTGCAGCGTGCGGACTGGCAGAAAGGGCTGCAGGAGGGGTTCAGTAACTGGGTGGATAATGCGTCCGATTACGCCTCACAGGCAGCACAGCTTGCGACGGAGGGTATCTCAGGGATGGTGAATAACATCACGGAGATGCTGAACGGAAATAAAGTGGAATGGCGCAGCTGGGCCTCATCAGTGCTGCAGGAAATATCAAAAGTTCTTATGAATGCCGCGATTGTCAACGGAATTAAGACGGCGGCAAACGGTATGTCCGGTGCGGGAGGATTTCTCGGCAGCATTGGTGACTGGCTGGGCGGGGCGGTGGCCAATGCAAAAGGCGGCGTGTATACCTCGGCAAACCTGAGTGCGTACAGCAACAGTATTGTGGATACGCCCACGTACTTTGCCTTTGCAAAAGGGGCGGGACTGATGGGGGAGGCCGGTCCTGAAGCCATTATGCCCCTGACCCGGGCGGCGGATGGCTCGCTGGGTGTGCGAGCGGTGGGCAGTATGAACGGCAGTGCGGGTCTGGTGTATTCCCCGGTCTACCATATCGCCATTCAGAATGACGGGACTAATGGCCAGATAGGGCCGGAGGCGGCAGGCAGTCTTGTGCAGCTGATTGACCAGCGGGTGCAGGCGGTGATGCTGTCCATGCGACGTGACGGAGGAATGCTGAGTGGCTGAGATAAAAACGCTGCATCTGGTCCCGCGTGAAGGGATGCAGGTGAGTGAGAAACCGTCGGTGGCGAGGGTACGGTTTGGTGACGGTTATGAACAGCGTCGCCCCACAGGGCTGAATCCTCAACTGAAGACGTTTCAGGCGGTGTTCCGGGTGACGGATGAGTCAACCCGGCGCTGGCTGGATGAATTTTTATCCTGGCATGGTGGTTACCGTGCCTTTTTGTGGCGACCGCCGAAACATAACCGGACGGTGAGGGTGGTGTGCCGGGAGTGGAGCGTCACGGATAACGCCCGGTACAGTGATTTCAGCTGTACGATTGAGCAGGTGGTGAACTGATGCAGAATATTCATGAAGAAAGCCTGAACGAGTCGGTTAAATCAGAGCAGTCACCGCGGGTGGTGCTCTGGGAAATTGACCTGACGGTGCAGGGCGGTGAGCGCTATTTTTTCTGCAATGAGCTGAATGAAAAAGGGGAGGCGGTCACCTGGCAGGGGCGGCAATATCAGGTATACCCGATTGACGGCAGCGGTTTTGAGATGAACGGGAAGGGCAGCAGTGCCCGCCCGTCGCTGACGGTGTCCAATCTGTTTGGTCTGGTCACCGGGATGGCGGAGGACCTGCAGAGCCTGGTGGGGGCAACGGTGGTCCGCCGCCGGGTGTATGCCCGTTTTCTGGATGCGGTGAATTTTGTGGCGGGCAATCCGGAAGCGGACCCGGAGCAGGAGCTGAGCGACCGCTGGGTGGTGGAGCAGATGTCAGAGCTGACGGCCATGACAGCCTCGTTTGTGCTGGCGACACCGACGGAGACGGACGGGGCGCTGTTTCCCGGTCGCATTATGCTGGCGAATACCTGTATGTGGACCTACCGCTCTGATGAGTGTGGTTACACGGGCGGGGCTGTGGCGGATGAGTTCGATAAACCCACCACCGATATCCGTAAGGACAGATGCAGCAAGTGCATGCGCGGGTGTGAGATGCGCGGCATGGTGGCTAATTTTGGCGGTTTCCTTTCCATCAATAAACTTTCGCAGTAAATCCTGTTTTATGACACAGACTGAATCAGCGATTCTGGTGCATGCCCGGCGGTGTGCGCCTGCGGAGTTGTGCGGCTTCGTGATAGGCACCCCGGAGGGCGAACGGTACCAGCCCTGCGTGAATATCTCCGCAGAGCCGGAGGCGTATTTTCGTATTGCGCCGGAAGACTGGCTGCAGGCAGAGATGCAGGGGGAGATTGTGGCGCTGGTTCACAGCCACCCCGGTGGTCTGCCCTGGCTGAGCGAGGCGGACCGGCGGCTGCAGATAAAGAGTGCCCTGCCCTGGTGGCTGGTCTGCCGGGGGGAAATTCACAAATTCCGCTGTGTGCCGCACCTGACTGGGCGTCGTTTTGAGCACGGGGTGACGGACTGTTACACCCTGTTCCGGGATGCATACCATCTGGCGGGGATAACGCTGCCGGATTTTGTGCGTGAGGATGACTGGTGGCGCAACGGTCAGAACCTTTACCTGGACAATATGGCGGTCACAGGCTTTTACCGGGTGCCCCTGTCCTCTGCACAGGCGGGCGATATCCTGCTGTGCTGCTTTGGCGCATCGGTGGCCAATCATGCCGCCATTTACTGCGGCAACGGTGAACTGCTTCACCATCTGCCTGAACAACTGAGTAAACGGGAGAGGTATTCCGAAAAATGGCAACGACGAACGCATTCTGTCTGGCGTCACCGCCACTGGCACGCATCTGCCTTCACGGGGATTTGCAACGATTTGGCCGCCGCCTCAGCCTGTATGTGAACACGGCAGCGGAAGCCATCCGTGCCCTGTCGATGCAGATGCCGGGATTCCGCCGTCAGATGAACGAAGGCTGGTACCAGATACGTATTCGCGGTGAGGACACGGCACCGGAGGCGGTGTACGCCCGTCTTCACGAACAGCTGGGTGAGGGAACGGTCATCCACATTGTGCCGCGACTGGCCGGGGCCGGAAAGGGTGGACTGCAGATTGTGCTGGGGGCGGCAGCCATCGTGGGCTCTTTCTTCACTGCCGGTGCCTCGATGGCGTTATGGGGTACAGCCCTGAGTGCCGGCGGTTTTTCTGCCACCACGATGCTGTTTTCACTGGGAGCCAGCATGATTCTGGGCGGTGTGGCCCAGATGCTGGCCCCGAAGGCAAAAACACCGGATTACCGCGCAACGGATAACGGCAGACAGAACACGTACTTTTCCTCGCTGGATAACATGATTGCCCAGGGGAACCCGATGCCGGTGCCTTACGGGGAAATGCTGGTTGGCTCCCGCCGTATATCCCAGGACATCAGCACCCGTGATGAAGGCGGGGGCGGAAAGGTCGTGGTTATCGGGCGGCAGGGGTAAAAAGAATAAAAAAATCCCGCAGTGATCGCGGAGCTGCGGGAGAGAACGATGAAGATTAACGTTATGGAGTTATTTTTCAGGCACTAAAAAGTAACGCAGCGTATTTATCAGCGCAACAGTCTTTTTTTTCAGAATGTGAAGAAATTCAGAATTTTTATTCAGTCATGATACAGGCATCCTCCGGGATGCCTGTTGTTTTTGTGCGTAACAGTTATCACAGTAAAGGGTGAGACAATGGGCAAAGGTGGCGGCAAGGGGCACACGCCGGTTGAGGCAAAGGATAATCTCAAATCCACGCAGATGATGAGCGTGATTGATGCGATTGGAGAGGGACCGGTGGAAGGCCCGGTGAAGGGACTGCAGAGTATCCTGGTGAACAAAACCCCGCTGACGGACACGGACGGTAATCCCGTGATACACGGTGTGACCGCGGTCTGGCGCGCCGGGGAGCAGGAGCAGACCCCGCCGGAAGGCTTTGAGTCCTCCGGAGCTGAAACCGCACTGGGCGTGGAAGTGACGAAGGCAAAGCCGGTGACGCGCACCATTACGTCCGCGAACATTGACCGCCTGCGGGTCACCTTCGGCGTACAGTCACTGGTGCAGACAACCTCACAGGGTGACCGTAATCCGGCTTCTGTCCGGCTGCTGATTCAGTTACAGCGTAACGGTAACTGGGTGACGGAAAAGGATGTCACCATTAACGGCAAGACCACCTCGCAGTTTCTGGCGTCGGTGATTCTGGATAATCTGCCTCCCCGCCCCTTTAACATCCGGATGGTCAGGGAGACGGCGGACAGCACCACGGACCAGCTGCAGAACAGAACGCTGTGGTCGTCATACACCGAAATCATCGATGTGAAACAGTGCTACCCGAACACGGCCATTGTGGGGCTGCAGGTGGATGCGGAGCAGTTCGGTGGCCAGCAGATGACGGTGAACTACCATATCCGCGGTCGCATCATCCAGGTGCCGTCAAACTATGACCCGGAAAAACGCACTTACAGCGGTATCTGGGACGGCAGTCTGAAACCGGCATACAGCAACAATCCGGCCTGGTGCCTGTGGGACATGCTGACTCACCCGCGCTACGGCATGGGAAAACGTCTGGGGGCGGCGGATGTGGACAAGTGGGCGCTGTATGCCATCGGGCAGTACTGTGACCAGCGTGTCCCGGATGGCTTCGGAGGGACAGAGCCGCGGATGACGTTTAATGCGTACCTGTCACAGCAGCGTAAGGCATGGGATGTGCTCTGCGATTTCTGCTCGGCGATGCGCTGTATGCCGGTATGGAACGGCCAGACGCTGACGTTCGTTCAGGACCGCCCGTCGGATGTGGTGTGGCCGTACACCAACAGCGATGTGGTGGTGGATGATAACGGCGTGGGGTTCCGCTACAGCTTCAGCGCCCTGAAGGACCGTCACACGGCAGTGGAGGTGAATTACACCGACCCGCAGAACGGCTGGCAGACCTCCACGGAACTGGTGGAAGACCCGGAAGCCATACTGCGCTACGGACGCAACCTGCTGAAGATGGATGCGTTCGGCTGCACCAGTCGTGGTCAGGCCCACCGTGCCGGACTGTGGGTGATAAAGACCGGACTGCTGGAAACGCAGACGGTGGATTTCACGCTCGGGTCACAGGGGCTGCGGCACACGCCCGGAGACATCATTGAAATCTGTGATAACGACTACGCCGGGACCCTGACCGGCGGACGTATCCTGTCCATCGACGCTGCCAGCCGCACACTGACGCTGGACCGTGAGGTGACACTGCCGGAGACCGGTACCGCCACGGTGAACCTGATTAACGGCAGCGGTAAGCCGATGAGTGTGGACATCACCGCACACCCCGCGCCGGACCGGATACAGGTCAGTACCCTGCCTGATGGCGTGGCGACATACGGTGTGTGGGGACTCTCCCTGCCGTCACTGCGTCGTCGCCTGTTCCGTTGTGTCGCCATCCGGGAAAACACGGATGGCACCTTTGCCATCACGGCGGTGCAGCACGTACCGGAAAAAGAAGCCATCGTGGATAACGGGGCCAGCTTTGAGCCGCAGTCAGGCACCCTGAACAGCGTTATCCCTCCGGCAGTGCAGCACCTCACGGTGGAGGTGAGTGCCTCAGACGGCCAGTATCTGGCGCAGGCGAAATGGGACACGCCGCGGGTGGTGAAAGGTGTGAGCTTCAGTCTGCGTCTGACCAGCGGAAGCGGTGAAAACAGCCGCCTGGTGACCACCGCCATCACCGCAGACACGGCGCACCGTTTCAGTGGTCTGCCGCCCGGGGAATACACCCTGACGGTCAGGGCGATTAACAGCTATGGCCAGCAGGGCGAACCTGCCACCACCACGTTCCGGATTGACGCCCCGGCAGCGCCTGCCACCATTGAACTGATACCGGGGTATTTTCAGATAACGGCGGTCCCGAAACTGGCTGTATATGACCCGACGGTGCAGTTTGAATTCTGGTTTTCGGAACAGCAGATTGCGGATATCAGGCAGGTTGAAACCTCCGCCCGCTATCTTGGCACGGCGCTGTACTGGACAGCCGCCAGTAATATCAGGCCGGGCCATGATTATTATTTTTATATCCGCAGCGTCAACCTGGTGGGCAAATCGGCATTTGTGGAGGCCGTCGGCCGGGCCAGCGATGATGCCGAAGGCTACCTGAATTTTTACAAAGGGCTGATTAATAAAACACATCTCGGTAAAGAGCTGCTGGAAAACGCTGAACTGACGGAAGATAACGCCAGCAGACTGGATGAGTTTTCGAAAGAGTGGAAAGACGCTAACGATAAATGGAATGCCATGTGGGGCGTCAGAATTGAGCAGACCGAAGACGGTAAGCATTATGTTGCCGGGCTTGGCCTCAGCATGGAGGACACGGAGGACGGTAAACTGAGCCAGTTTCTGGTTGCCGCTAACCGTATCGCGTTTATTGACCCGGCAAACGGGAATGAAACGCCGATGTTTGTGGCGCAGGGCAACCAGATATTCATGAACGACGTGTTCCTGAAACGCCTGACGGCCCCCACCATTACCAGTGGTGGAAATCCACCGGCATTTTCCCTGACACCGGACGGAAAGCTGACCGCTAAAAATGCGGATATCAGTGGCAGTGTGAATGCGAACTCAGGGACGCTCAACAACGTCACGATTAATGAGAACTGTCAGATTAAGGGGAAACTGTCAGCCAACCAGATTGAAGGCGATATTGTCAAAACAGTGGGTAAGGCTTTCCCGCGGGACTCCCGGGCACCGGAGCGGTGGCCATCAGGGACCATTACCGTCAGGGTTTATGACGATCAGCCGTTTGACCGGCAGATTGTTATTCCGGCGGTGGCATTCAGTGGCGCTAAGCATGAGAGAGAGCATACTGATATTTACTCCTCATGCCGTCTGATAGTGCGGAAAAACGGTGCTGAAATTTATAACCGTACCGCGCTGGATAATACGCTGATTTACAGTGGCGTTATTGATATGCCTGCCGGTCACGGTCACATGACACTGGAGTTTTCGGTGTCAGCATGGCTGGTGAATAACTGGTATCCCACAGCAAGTATCAGCGATTTGCTGGTTGTGGTGATGAAGAAAGCCACCGCAGGCATCAGTATCAGCTGAATTTTATAACCCATATAAGGGCACCAGAAATGGTGCCTTTTTTATTGCAGAAAAGCGAGAGGTAATTATGCGTAAATTATGTGCTGTTATTATGTCTGCAGTCGTCTGGCTGGCCGCTGCGGGTGCGCCAGCGGGTGCAGCAGAGAATCACTCCACTCTGAGTGCCGGGTATCTTCATACCCATTCTGATATGTCCGGCAGTGATGATTTAACCGGATTCAACGTGAAATACCGCTATGAATTTACGGACACGCTGGGGCTGGTGACGTCATTCAGCTATGCAGGAGACATGAATCGCCAGCTTACCCGTTACAGTGATACCCGCTGGCATGAAGATTCCATTCGTAACCGCTGGTTCAGCGTGATGGCGGGGCCGTCTGTGCGCGTGAATGAAGGGTTCAGCGCGTATGCGATGGTGGGTGTGGCTTACAGTCGAGTGTCGACTTTTTCCGGGGATTATCTCCGTGTACCTGACAACAAGGGGAAAACGCACGATGTGCTGACCGGAAGTGATGACGGTCGCCACAGCAACACGTCACTGGCGTGGGGGGCTGGCGTGCAGTTTAACCCGACCGAATCCGTGGCCATTGATATTGCTTATGAAGGCTCCGGCAGTGGCGACTGGCGCACTGACGGTTTCATTGTGGGTGTCGGTTATAAATTCTGATTAGCCAGGTAACACAGAGTTATGACAGCCCGCCGGTTCTGGTGGGCTTTTTTGTGGGGGGAATATGTCAGTACAGATTTCAGGTGTGCTGAAGGATGGTACAGGAAAACCGGTACCGGACTGCACCATAGAGCTGAAAGCCACGCGAACGAGTGAGACGGTGATAGTCACCACGGTGGCGGAGTGTCAGCCAGGGGAAACAGGCAGTTACACCATGCAGGTTGAGCCGGGGCGTTATCGTGTGACCCTGTGCGTGGAAGGCCGTCAGCCGGCATGCGCTGGCGAGATTGACGTCATGGCAGACGACGAGCCGGGCACACTGAATGCGTTTTTGCTGCGTGAGCAGGACAGCACTTATTACCCTGAGTCGCTGAAAAAACTGGAAGACGCGGCGGATGCGGCTGTCAGCAGGGCAGAGGAAGCGGCGAGGAAAGCGGAAACGGCGGTGGGACCACAGGGACCGAAAGGCGACACCGGAGCAACGGGTCCGCAGGGACAGAAGGGAGACAAGGGTGATACAGGCCCACAGGGGCCAAAGGGGGATAAAGGAGACAAGGGCGATAAGGGGGATACCGGCCCGAAAGGTGAGCAGGGCGACCCGGGAGGTCCACAGGGACCGAAGGGCGACAAGGGGGATACAGGAGCTGCAGGCCCGGCGGGGCCGCAGGGACCAAAAGGGGATACAGGAGCCACAGGTCCGGCAGGACCGCAGGGACCGAAAGGGGATACGGGAGCTGCAGGCCCGGCGGGGCCACCGGGACCAAAAGGGGATACGGGAGCCGCAGGCCCGGCAGGGCCACAGGGACCTAAAGGGGATACGGGAGCCGCAGGCCCGGCAGGTGCGCAGGGTCCGAAAGGTGATAAAGGCGA